GTAGAAATAAACCTACGCCCTAGGCCGTGAGGCCCACCCGCATTGACGCTACTCGAGCGGCAATGCTTCGCCTTGTACCTGTCTCTCTCGGGTTTAACTCCGAGTAGAGGCGCGTGAGGAACTCACGTAATGCAAGGCTACTGTCCTGGCATACGCGTCTATTGTCTGAAGAGACAACGACGTGCGGAACGTAGTAGTAATGAAGGTTCTTATCCCATTTGGGTTTCGAATGCTTCTCGCTACTAAGTGACTTGATGCCAGGAACGTCACGTTTCTTATGGAATATGTTCTTCCTAAACCTAGGAGGCAAACAGTCCATAACAATGGCCGACGCCTTCCACCAACCCTTTTCATAAAGGTTGTTGCTGGTGTCGATCAGACCTTGAAGGTCACGTAACGTACCTGTGAATGTGTGTTTGGGCTTTACTGGAGTGACATCATAGCCACGCCAGTAATCAGCACCACACGACTCTCTGAAGTATCCATCCGAGAAAGATTTACTCGAATTGACCTTCAGACCGAGCAGAGTAAGTGCTTGAACACATTCAGCATACGCATAGGTCGGGATGATTATATCATCTCCGAATACGCGGACTTTACCTCTAAGACGCAGAATATCCTTCCGGGTAGTCGCTCCAGCGGAAGCTAGAGCTATACATAGGAAGAAGATAGACTGAATCGGAAAGGTCAGGGCTGAACCCATCGACGCAAACTTCTTAAGAACCATAGGTTCTCGATTAGTCAGACCGTCGACTATCATCCGAGTACGAGTAGCGTGAGCAGCCTCAAGAAGAGGTTTGTTACTGGAAAGTAACGCCTCAACATGTCGGCAACTAACTCTATCAGACGCTGATGATAAGTCGATCGTAGATAAACTACGATCGATGGATGACTGGACAACCAAACTCTGAGACAGAGTCTGATCAGAAGGGTTAAAGAATTGTCCGATAAGCGATTTTGACATCGCAAAATCGAGCCAAGTCTTAACTTTCTGTTGTGTCCACTGATGTTCAACGGGTTCCATAGCGATAAGACGAGGAGTCTTAGCCGTCTTTGGAACGCCGAAGAGTTCAGAAGGAGGTTCAACACAATTGTGATGAACACTGCCTACTGGAGCTCCTGAGCACCAGTCGAAGGGGAACAATCCTTCGAGTTTCGTTGACCATGAGGGAAATAAGTATTTATACTCCTTTCCTGCAAGGTTCGATACAGCTCCTGGTCCGTGCTTGAGAGTCCCTGTTTCATAGGATTGCTCTGACATAGAGTCAAAGTATCCAAGTTCTGAAACAAGAATTCTAGAGACTCTGTCGAGTCTCCTAAGGAAGCCTGAGCATTTTGAATCCATCCCTTCATCACCCCATAAGGGGAGACTAGGTACATGGAAACTAGATGCAAAACTAACACAAATGTTAGTATCCAAAGAATCAGCGCTCCAGTTAAGAACCGGAGGAATGATTTTTGATTCGATCTCATAGTACTCCTTAACTGCGTTATCAACGCGGATAGGGGAGCACTGGACTTCGTGCTTCTTGAAAAAGCACGAAAGCTGGCGTAAGCCGGCGATCGCATTTGGATCGGCGTCACTTAGCAAGCATCCCTGCGCATCACAAACACGAGACCAAAGCCCCCACATAAATGCGGGTCTTTCGTCCGACTTACTTCTACGAGCCGTAAAAGGCCCCTGGAAGTCAACTTTACCACACTCGAGTAGTGTGAGAATAAGGTTGTCGAGAGTCGGAAGATCGAGTGTAAGAACACTCAATCCTCGTGAAATGAGATTCGCTCGGAGTCGTTCGTTATCACGAACGGCCTCCTTATAGGACGAAGCGCATGCGTCGGCCGCATCGAAAGATGCGGCCGACCAGATCTCGAGCATGACGTTTAACTGGCTTTTCACCAAGGTGTCCTTTGACCAAGGTCCAGGGACCCACCAGGTGCAAGACAGTCAACGACGAATCACGATTCGCGGTTCAGCAGCTTCTGAATGTTGGCGGATGTTGCAAATGCAACAAAGCCGTTCAGGAACTGAAGCAAGCCGGCATCGGTATCGGAACGATAGTTCTCGAAGACGGTGTAGGCTTTACGAACGATAGCGGCGGCGTCTGCCGTCGCGTAAATCGTCTGGATGACCTCGATATTGTGACGATCAACGAGTGCACCAGCTTTGCTGGTGTACGAGGTGTTCCGGATTTTCATCTGGAACTCCTGCGTCGCTTCCCGAAGGAAGTACTCAGATCCGTACGAATCTTGGTTGATTCGGTTAAGATCTTTGTTAATCGCGTTGATTGTAATGCGTGATGGATCAGCGAACATACTCGTTATTCCTTTGTCGTGTTGCTGGTGAGATTGAAAAGTCTTACCTTAAGCGCAGCACGGCAAGGGATGCTAGAATGTTCATCTGACGCTGCGTTAGCAGCGGCAGATGTGCGCTAGGTAGAAGTGCAGAAGCACGATACCGATTCTTGCTTAATCTAGTGAAAGTAGCAGGCAACGCACCAGGGAGCGCGTATCCACAAGATAGGATAGACGTCTCCTGCTTTGTTGTGATAGTTTCACAGATAGCTGGCATATCAGCAGTACAGGGTACCAGGTTTCTTGAAGATTCCAGGTAATCCCCGATATTGCCGAACCAGTCCGCTAGCCACGACCATGGAAGAGCATTCCAGAGGGTCGAGGCGTCTACAGTTGCACCGTAGACGATCTTGCGGGACAAGAACTTGAAGTCCGGGTCGTACTTCTTGATTCTTTCGAATCCAGAAGTGTCCGGAGTCCAAGTGGTATAGCCCCATACTTTACGAGTCGTCGTCGTCTGAGCCTGTACAGTTGTGTACATGCGTGGCGGCGTTGAACAAACAGTCCAGTTGGTCTTAGGACCAGATATGATACTGTCGTAGAGATGGATCTTTCGTGTCATAGGAGCCTTGGAAAGCTTCTTAAGAAGCTCCATCCGATCGCTAGTTGACTTTGCCATCTGTAAAAGATTGTTAAAGTCAGATGCGAGCGGAGTCCAACCAAACTCTCGCATAAGTGTGCCCTTGGCCCACCTCTGTATGAGATTGTTCCCCAACGAGCGTACAAGATCTGGAAGCTCCCTTAGTTCGAAGATCGAGACCGGAAGGTCTATGATCGGCTTACTAGGGTTGGTCCCAGCTAAAACTTGTACGGCAAAGTAGGGGTTGGACGGCCTGTTATCATCGAAAATATGGCCATCATAAGGATTCAAGCCTTGGAAGCCCATAGGCGTCCATTTCTTGAGTTTGTAGGAAAACGTTTCACCTAGGTAGTTCAAACTGAAAGAACCGCCCGAGTGAAATAAGTGTTCCGCGGTGAAAACACCGTTATGATCTCCAAATTCGTCGACGCAACGATCGCGTTTAGCAGGGCCTTCAGTCGACTCATCTGAGGCGATTAAGGACCCTTCATAAAAGCATTGTGCGGTCCCCCCACCAGAGGTTATTAAACGATCTCTGATGCGGGACATGATAACTCCTATTCTGTTTTCTACAGTTGTATAAGGGTCACGGAAAGGTGGAACCCTTCCGTGTACGAGCAATCTCGCGGTGAGACCTGTAAAGGTCTCA